GGTGATAATTTCGCTTAGCATTTTGGCAACTGTGAAAACCTGGGGCATGGCCACCTTTTCGGTAACGTCCCCTGTACTTTCATTTATTTTGGTTTCCGTGTGTTCTTCCCGCCATTGTTCACCAGCTTGAAAGATACGGTTTTCTAGCTCTCTCATGGTCTTGGGCGGTTGCTCATTCTCACGCGCCTCTAAGATTTTACTTTCCAGGCTTTTCAATTCTTCCTTTTCTATGATTCTATCCTCTCTTTCTAAATTCTGCTCTTGCTATACTTTCAAAAGTCCTATCTAGCTCCCTCTCTGGTAGGGGGTTAGTTGTCACGCTGTTAGCTATTTGTACCAACTCATAAGCTGTTTCTATATCACAATCAACCCACTTATTAAATAGCAAGCCAACAAACTTAGTTAAGGCCACGTTGCGCCCGCCTTCGTCTCCAAAACCATTAAACAAGGTATCTATGACCCTCATGGTAATAGAACGCTGACTTCTAGGGCGTGGCGTGTAAGTAGTAACAACCTGTCTGTTTGGTGTGCTACCGTTTTTAGGAACAGGATAATCAAGACCACGGTTCACAGAGCGCTGATAGTCCTCTGGGTCGCCTGTTGTAACGGGTAAGCCTTGTAATTGCGACCAGGTAAGACTAGCTAAATCAAAAGGCAGTCCAATCTTATCGGCTATCTCCTTGACCACTTGTTGATAAGTCGCTTCAGTCATTACGTCACTAGGCTTCACAACAAGACGATAACGGGGCTTCTTGGGTGTGTGTTTAATCGTTGGATAAATAATATAACTGTACTCCCAAAGTGTCTCAGAAACGATTTTAGGTAGGTTTACGCCTGTTTCTATTTCATCATAGTCAAGAAAAATCAAATCACGGTAAACCAAACTAGCATTATTACGCTTATAGCTACCGTTTTTCTCTGCTGTGACTTTGCCACTCAGGCAGTAGGGAGCTTGTGTTCGCTTGTATTCTTCAATATCGATGCCTTCAGGAGTTTTCAAAGGTTTAAAATGAGCAATATAGTCAAATGGTTCTAACTGTCCTTTGTAGGGGTAGAGATAAGAACTAAAACCTCTTGTTTCATAAATAGCCATTTACGTATCCACCCCCAAAAAAATAAGAATATCACTGACTTTATAGTAATGCTTCCTCGTATCTTCTAGTGGTGGTTGGTATCGTCTTAGACCGTTATCTTCCCAACGCTTTAATGTCTTGGCCTTTATGCCTAGTTCATCTTTAATTTGCTGGGCTGTTATCAACCCTAATAGTCTGGGCTGGGTTTGCTCACGTACTTCCAGGTAATTTCCTACCAGCTCCAGTACCCCCTGAGTTAAATCCTGTTCACTCTCTTTACTTAAACTAAACATTCATATCAGCCTCCTTCAGTAACTTCTTATAACTCTCTAGATCCGCATTCATTAATACAGACAAACGTTCTTGTTCTTTTTGTACTTGGTTATAAAAGGCTTTGGCACCCTCTAGTAATTCTTCCTTATTAGCTGGGATGAAGTAGCCACGATTAAACCCATGTCTTATAGCGACAATAGGGACGTTATAGCGCGTGATTAAGTTACTGATGATACTTTGGATTGAACGTTCTTCAAGTTTCAGTATTAAGCTAATCTCTGCCCCTGTGATAGGATTGTCTGCTCCAACCTTGATCAGATTAAGGACACGTCTATAATTCTCTGGTAGTGTCATTTCGTGTCCTCCTTATCATTTGGAAACAGGATTTGGTTATCAATAACACCAAGCACTTGATTTTTAAGACTATCTTTTAACTCGTTCAATGCTTGTATAACTATATTTAGCACTTTTTTATATTCCATCTCTATTGGCATTGATTCCAAAAATTTAACAACGGCATCAGCTTTGTTATAGTCACGTTGTGTAGTATTGATAAATATTTTTTTCGTGAATAACGGAAAATCGTCCCACTCTGCTTCAATATCTTCATCTAGCATTTTGATATTTTTGTCTAAAACCCTATCACTCAACCAGTTTGTAGGATGTTTTTCGCTATCTTCTAGCAATTTTTTAAAATATTCTTCCGTTGTCATGCAGTTCCTCTCTAATTGTAATAATGGTTCTGTGATTGAATATAAGCCCCATAGTTTGCGTTCTGAGGTGGTTTAGGTGCTTGGGTATCTTCTGGTAAATCAATGTCTATTAAAGACTTAGAACGGCTAAGGAGAAGCCCTAAGAGACCTAAAACAATGAATAAAATAAGTGTCTGTGTTGGTGTAAAGTTAAGTTCTTGAATTGCCATATTTAATTATCAATCCTTTTTTTTCTTCTCTTGTCATATTAGGAAAATGGGCTTTTTCACTATCCGTCGTGTGTTCCAAAATATATTCAGCAATCGCTTTTAATTCTTCAATACTCCTCATGCGGATACCTCACTTAAATAAGTTTCTAATTCCCCTGTGTCTTTCTCTGAACATGGTAAACCGTTAACGGCTCTAAAGACAATCTCTGTGGTTTGTTTATAACCTAAAGCGCCCCATGCTTCTTCAAAAGTAGTGGCACTTTTCCTGAATGTAGTCGTATACTCTGCCATTACATTAGCAATAATCACCCGAGCAATATGTTGGCTATATAGTCGAGTGAAATATGCTTCAGCTTTATCTTTGCTGAGTTGGCGATTTTTGAACATTTCTAGCTGTTCAGGAGTGTATCTATCTTTTGAAAAAGGATTTGTTTCTACTCTATATTTCATTATGTCTTTTCTCGCTGAATTTTATTTTCTGTGTAGTATTCTTATTGATTGCTTGTTTCTTGTACTAGATTCGTGCTAGTTTTAAAGGATAGTAGTCAAAATATCCTAGATATGGTATAATCTAGCTATCAAATCTTTTACTAAAACCCCTTTAATAATAGCTTGCCTGCTTTATTATTTGAGTTTAGTTATACTAGTTAAAGGCTGTGCTGATTGGTCTCGGTAAGCCTTTTTTTGTTGCTCTTGATTATTGATTAATAATTGCCTTGTTCAATGTCATTCAAACGCTTTTGCTCTGCTTTGCGATTATAGATTAGCACTTTGTCATCAAGCATGAGCGATACGCCTTCCAATACGTTGAAAATTTCCTGTGTGATTGCTTCAAACTGTTCGCGATCTGCATTTGGTACTTTGTCAGCGTAACCCTGTGCTAGCTCAGCTAAATCAACACCTTCATCAATCCATTTCTTCAACTCTTTGTAAGTTGTTGCTTTCATAATCATTTCTCCTTTATCCACGCGCATCACTGCGCTTTTTTTATTGTGTTTTGGTTATAGATAGCTTCAGATACACTAAAATTTAAGCCGTATTTTTCTTTAACCTTGATTAGTTCAACCGTTTCATCAAGGATAGACTCACGGTCTCGCAACATGTTTTCTGTCATCCCGTTTTTACTAACCATCTTAGGGTAACCATATAGGTCAGAAACGGCTTTGTTTACGATAGTGTTTGCTTTGATAAGGTCTTTCTTAGTTGCATTTTGTAAGCCATCGACAAGCCTATTCATTGCCTGCTTCTGATGTTCTTTATCAAACATTCTAAATACTTGGAAGCCCTCTAGGCCTGTGCTTTGTCTTAACTGTTTAATGGTTTCAAATACCCATAATTTAAAGGTTTTGGCTTCCTTCTTACGGCTTGAGAAGATAGTTTCATAAATGCCAAACTCACTAACGATTAACATTTCTTGTTGACGCCCTAAACTGTCTGCGACGTGGTTGTTTGAAACAACCTCATCTCCCAAACGTTGTTTAATAAATTTTGGATTCAGATCTAGTGCTTTAGCAATATCAGCTAGCACCGCCCACCATTCACCTTGGTGCTCTACAAATCGGATAGTATATCCGTTCCATGTTTCTGTTTTGTTCATAGATTGCTCCTACAAGCTGATCAGCTTAACTAGTTGCTGAACTCGGTCAATCCCATTTGAAATATCAGCTAGATTATCCATATCAACTAAATCAGCTAGCTTATTTCGTATATAAGTTAGGTCACTTATACCTGGTAGTTTTTGGGTGCTTGGTTGAGCTAGTTCCTGCACCAATTCGCCTTGCATGTAATAGCCATTCAAGCGGATTTCTTTTAGAATGTTTTTGACTGCTTTTCTAAACTCTTTGGCTTTTGGTTTGCGTGATTGGAAAAGCACTTCATATAGACCAAATTCAGTTAACATATTTACTTCACGTTTTTGATCTGCCCTAGATATTACATAGGTCAGCTTTTCATCTTCATCAATCCTTTTTAATAAGTCCGTTGTATTTTGCACTTCAATCATTTCAGCAACTTCAACGGCAATAAAAAGCGGGTTATCTTTATTGCCATAAATTTCAAACGACTTATCCCTAAATTGTCGGCTAGCGATAACGTCAGCGGTTGGTTTCTTGTTCATTTCCTTTGACCAATTGAAAAAAATCTTCAAATGGGTTCTTTGTATTTTGTGTTGTCATAGTTTCTTTTACCTCTCTATATAGCTTGTTCAGTTTGCTTCTACTAACTTGGTTAGGTTTGTGTTTGCCATGCGCCCACTTGCCAACTGTTCGGGGGTCTATGCCTATCCGTTGGCCAATAGCTACCAAGTTCAGCCCGTGAGTGGTTCGCATTTCATCGATGACCCTTGTATAGTTCCTCTTCATTGCTTGCCTGCCTTTCTTAATCTTCTGGTGTTAGTAGTTCATCAATAGAAACACCTAGATAGTTAGCAATCTTTAGCAAGGTTTCAATATCTGGGCGCTTAGTACGCTCGTAGTACAAAGCTATCAAAGTGCTTTTTGCAATACTTGTCGCCTTGTGTACGTCTGAAACCTTTTTTCGTTGTTTCGCTAAAAGAACACGAAAATTATTTTTCATATCCCCAACCCTCCTTTTTTGTATTTTTTAGAAAAATTGAAGCTTTAACGCTAAAATTATATCTCTGATTATACGCTATATTTTTATCGTGTCAAGTGAAATAATAAAAAAACTTGAAAAATTTTAGCGCATAGGCTAAAATATTTTCAAGGAGGAGTTTTCTTATGCTTCGTAATAATTTAGCTAAATTGATGATTGATAGAGGTATCTCGGCAACTCAATTATTTAATGACACTGGTATAGCACGCTCTACCATTTCAAAAATTTCAAATAATAATACAGATAAAATAAACTTACAAACCATTGATAAAATTTGTAATTATCTAGAGGTTAGCCCTTCAGAATTTTTTGATTTTTGGCCTTATGATGTAAAGGTACAGTGTGGTTTTATTAATTTTGATTCTCTAGCGGAAGTAAAAGAGAAATGGAAGGCAATACCAGACTTTAAAGAACCTGCTTTTCTATTAATTGAATTTACTAGAGGTAAAAATATAAAAAAAATTCTTGAGTATAGATTTAATTACATAGAAGAATATGAACCAGGTATTCCATTTAACAATGGATATTTAGATAGTATTGTTCTCGACAATTCACCATCAGAAACGAGTATTTTTGATAACATGCCTGTTCAATTTCAAAATGAATTAGTTGAAGAAGTAAAAGAAAAACTATCTGAAACTTTTGAAGTTCTGCCATTTTCACCAACGATAGAGAATTTGGATTTATTCACCCTCAGCGGTCTGTTCTAAACCCACGCGCCAGTGTTTTCAAGGGTTTTATCTATATAAATAAAACCATGGTATCTGTATTTAAACGCTTTATACAAAGGAGAAAAATTTATGCCAAGAAAAGTAAATAAAGTAATTTATGTTCTATTAGCTCTGTTTTTAGGTGAATTTGGCTTACATAAATTTTATGCCGGTAAAACAGGAACAGGAATCCTATACCTTATTTTCTGTTGGACATTTATCCCTGGATTCATTGGAGTTGTTGAAGGAATCTTAGCAATCCTAAAACCAGCCGATCAAGATGGAAATTTCTATATATAAAAAATTATTATCTTCCACAGCTTTTACTGTATTCCGTATCTGAAAAAGATTCACGCTAATTCAGCAATCAAGCTGTTCTTACTTTTGGTTATCTGGTAGGGTGGCAATAAGGTAGAGAGCTTCTGTTCCGATATTTCCCAACGTCGGAAAATTTGGTAATTCATGAGCTATTTTCATCATTCACTTTGCAAAAGTATAATCGATTTCCAACTTATGCAACTACTCCTCCAATAAAAGCAATGGCAGTTAGAAACGTTTGTCTCTTTAATGATGTGATAATTTAGTATTCTTATCTTCGGGGTGGGGGGTCGTGCGATAAAAAAAGCAAATATTTGGACAGTTGACCCTTCCCACCGGTTTCAAAACTGGGATTGAACAACATTTTTTAATGATGGGGGGTAACCTTAAAGATACTAAATTAGAAAAAATTCTGAAAGCTTGTGGTTAAGCATTTAGGTAATGTTAAGGAACGCCAAGAGCGCTAAAAACTAGACTTTCTAACTATACCCTTTGACTTCTTTATCAAACAAAGCCATAATGGACATAGAAAAAGGAGATTGCGCAAACAATCTCCTGTGGTAACACCGTTTAAGACGGTAGTCTTACCGTATTTGTTTATATTTTTTATAAACCGTCCACGATTGACTAAAGTGTGGGACGGTTTTTCTATTTATTCTTGTTATTCATGATAGCTACTATCAGAGTACCAAAGGCAATCATTTTCAAGAGCTCGAATCTATGTAAACTTTGATCTAGTTTTTAGACATGCAAAACTTCTTCTGAAACTCTCTATACCTTACAAAACCAAACAAAAAAGACTTCACAAGTTTTTACGCTCGCAAGGTCTTAAAAGTCTAATATTATATCACAATTTTCTATTTGTAATATTTCGGATATTTACCCGATACCATTATTATACCATGATATAAACCTAAAATCCCTTTAATAATAGCTTGCCTGCTGATGGAAAGGTTTATGATCATGAAAATAACTGAAGTAAAAAAGAAAGATGGTACGGTAATTTATCGTGCCAGTATTTATCTTGGTACTGATAAAGTAACAGGTAAAAAAGTAACTACTAAAATAACAGGACGAACTAAGAAAGAAGTTAGAGAAAAAGCTAAGCAAGAAGCTGTCGAGTTTATAAAAAATGGTTCTACTCGCTTCAAAGCTACTTCCGTAACAAGTTATCAGGAACTTGCAACCTTATGGTGGGATAGTTACAAACATACCGTAAAATACAATACTCAGCTAGCTACTGAAAAGCTGTTAACCGTTCATGTCATACCAATTTTTGGAGCATATAAGCTTGATAAGTTAACGACACCACTTATACAGTCTATCATCAATAAACTAGCTGATAAAACTAATAAAGGAGAAAGAAAAGCTTACCTCCATTATGACAGAATACACGCGCTAAATAAACGTATACTACAGTATGGCGTTATCATGCAAGCTATACCATTCAACCCTGCGCGTGAGGTCATTCTCCCTCGCAACACTAAGAAAGCTAACACTAAAAGAGTAAAGCATTTCGAAAATGATGAACTCAGAACATTTTTCAACTACTTAAACAATCTAGATAAAAGTAAATACAGATACTTCTATGAAGTCACACTTTATAAGTTTTTATTAGCTACAGGTTGTCGCATTAATGAAGCGTTAGCTCTAAACTGGTCAGATATCGACTTGGATAATGCCGTTGTTCATGTCACAAAAACGCTAAATTACAAGCAAGAAATTAATAGTCCAAAGTCAAAGTCAAGCTATCGTGATATTGACATAGATAGTCAAACAGTTACAATGCTTAAGCAGTATAGACGACGACAGATTCAAGAAGCATGGAAGTTAGGGCGTTCAGAAACAGTAGTATTTTCTGATTTTATCCATAAGTACCCCAACAATAGAACCTTACAAACTCGATTAAGAACACATTTTAAAAGAGCAAATGTATCGAATATAGGCTTTCATGGTTTTCGTCACACTCACGCTAGTTTATTGCTGAACACAGGTATCCCCTACAAAGAACTCCAATATAGATTAGGGCACTCTACTCTATCTATGACTATGGATATTTATAGCCATTTATCAAAAGAGAATGCAAAAAAAGCTGTCTCATTCTTTGAAACAGCAATTAACTCAATATAG